TACATGGAGGGCTACCATGTCCCAATCCAAAATTACCACCTGTTAAATAAGAACTACCGCTAGTATGGAATCTTATTGTTTCACTACCGCCATTATTATTTGCAATAATTAAACTATGGTTACTACCATCATTTTTTAATTGTATAAGACCTAAACCACCTACTCTAATTCTAGCATTACCGCCATGAATATCAAGTTTATCTATAGCAGTACCACCTATACCTAACATACCTGAAAATGTAGTGTCATTACCTGTAATTGTTAATCTATTTGCTAAAGTTCCCCCTGATCTTGTAGCTATTCTAAAATCTGAAGTAGTGGCATTATTTGGTTCTGAATAAAGTCTTGCTACAATTCTGTCATCATCTGTACCATCATTAGCTTGAAAATTAACTGCAAAACCATAACCACTTGAATTTGTGCTTCTAAGATTCATTCCAGTATCTCTACCACCACCCATATCTGCACTTGAAGTAATTGTACCTCCAACAGTTAATCCTGTAAGAGTACCAACTGACGTTATATTAGTTTGTGATGCTGTGCTAAGTGTGCCTTGTATAGTACCTGCATTAGTTATGTTTTGACTGTTCATGTTTAATGCACCAGTCATTGTGCCACCTGCTAATGGTAAGTGGTTAGATGAGGTTATGGCATCTACAACCTTAGCATCGGTTACTGCATTATCTGCTATGCCTGTTGTTTTAATCTGTGTTAACGCCATTAGCTACCCTCCAAAGCAGTTACTTTTGCAGACAGTTCTTTTATAGATTCAACAAGAACAGGAATTATTGCAGTGTAATTAAGCTGTTTCTTTTTATTGTCTCCATAGTCTTTAACAAGTTCAGGTAATAATTCTTCTACTTCCTGTGCTATCATTCCATATTGTTTTGTTTCTGTATCTTTGCCTGTAGATACTTTCCAATTATATGTTACACCTCTAAGATTGGTAACAGTCTCTAAAGCACTAGAAATAGTTTTTACATTCTTTTTAAATGTTAAATCTGAGCTAGAAAGACTGCCATCAATACTTAAGTTCCCATCATAATAAAGACTCATCCTCTCAGCGTAGGTAGATGCGTCGTTAACCCAAAACTCTAGTCGACCTCTTCCGTTAGTATGATGAACATAAGTTTTTATTCCTGCGAAAGCATGACCACCATCAGAACTACCTGTATATCTTAATTCGCCTATTACTAAGTCTGTAGAATTTGATGCAAACCTAGCTATCCTTAATAGCCTATCAGTAGATGATGCATTTGTACCAAGAACAAAAGCCTGACTGCTTAAATTAAAATCTCCTGTACTACCATCTATTAAAACTCTTGTAGTGTTATTAGTACCTAAAGTCAAAGACTGTCCATCAGTAGTTTTTATTTCTAAACCATTAATATTCGCTGTTATTTGGTTAGCGTAAAATTGCGTCCTTGATTGACCTCCACCAAAAATTTCTAGTTTACCATTACCGCCACCATGTGAGATTTTTAAACCCTGACTATTATTACCTGCTCTTGTTTCAAAAGCTGTATTACCATAGTCATCATTTGATGTGCCTTTTGCCCTTATAATTCCACTAAACTCAGCAACTAATGAGGATTGCAATTCAAGAGAGCGATTACCATTATTCATAAATGTTATAGCACCAACACCTCCATTATATATACCTGTATCATCATCACCACTAAAGGATATTGAGGGGTCAGATGCTGAACCTGTAGCAAATAAAGCCTGATTTGTTGATGCTAAGACTAATGGTGTTACATTGCCTGCTGAAAAGTTTATTTGATTATCTGTAAATCTTAAAAATGTGTCTGTATCTCCTGAGTGAACGAGCCGTTCTGTTATGTGCGTGTACCCTGAATTGTCTATTTTTAAAGCATCAGTTTTTCCAGTGCTTGGAGTACCACCAACTTTAAAAATAAATCCATCAGTAATTTCATCAAATACAATAGCACCTTCTGAATCAGAACCATCTTTAAATTCTATTTGCCTTGTCGAACTACCATTTATAATTATATTTCCTGATGTCGTTAAGCTAGTTAAAGTACCAACTGAAGTTAATGAGCTATTGACTACTGTGCTTTTTAATGTTGTGCCTGATAAAACATTAGCATCTGCTGTTACAGCACTTTGGTTTACATAACTGTATGAACCATCTCCATCAGACTTGACTAACTGTCCGCTTGTACCATTGCCTGATATTTTTAATTCATCTGCACCTATTGTGCCTTGACCAATACTAGCTGATTGACCCATAAGAATACCATAGAAGTCAGTACCGCTAGGTACTGCTCCAGTAAAAGTGATCGTAGAGCCTGAAGTTGTGTAAGCATCAGGGGCTTGTTGTATAATACCATCTAATGCTATTAATAAATTTTGTGTGTTAGGAGTAATGCTGACACCACCAACCTGCAAAGTAAACTGCGTCTCTGATCCATTAAAACCTGATGCAATGTCATCAAGAAAGATAAAACTACCTGCATTGGTTGGAGAATGTCCTAGATACATTTACTTGCCTACCTTCTTCATAGCTATTTCGTGTGCCTGTTTAAAGGTTTTACCGTTTCTCATTACACCTACCATATATTTCATATGTGACTGGTTGTGATGCTTAGCGTGTTTTTTCATCATTGCCTTTTGCTTAGCAGACAAACCATCCATGTTTACCATTTTTGCTTTCATATTATTTTGTTAAACTCCAAATACTATTATTCTAAAATTGAGCGTAGAACCCATATTGTTTTTAATTGTTGTTGTTGAGCTATTTGCTGAACTAAAAACGCAAACATGATTAGCTGTATCAGATGCAGAATAAATTGAATTTGGGTCAGACATTCTATTCGGTGTTGCTTGTGGGTATGTGCAATGAAACAACGCACCTCTTCCAAGTGTGTTTTCTGAAAGCATTATAAACTGATTGTCACCAGTAGTAACATTAATTGAACCACCATTAACTAATTGAACACTTGCAGAACCTTTAACAGCAGAAAAACCTGTACTGTTCATACCTATAGTCAATTCACTTCCTGTTTGGCATTTACCATCTCCTAAGACTTGAAAAAGTGAACCACCTGTTTGGTTATGGTTTGACACAAATAAAGCATAATGAGAAGATGAACTTCCACCTCTAATTTTTGTACCATGTCCTGTGCTAGACGCATTAAATAGTTCTGTACCAAAATTTCCATCTAAATTAGCAGTAACGTAAAGTCTTTTTGCTACAGTAACATCTCTTGAACTATTAATACTAAGGGCAGTTGCAGGTGTACCGCTATCTCTAACCCCAAACGCCATACTGCTGTTATTAGCATCACTAAATTCATGTAATATGTAACCGCCAGGATAGTTATTTCCTTGCAGTTTCCATCTTATCTCCTGAGAATCTCCATTACTAGCTGTGTTCCTGTCAAAAACTAATGATTCGTGGTCGCCTGTGTTAGATGCAAAGATTGTCATTTTTGCATTAGACTTAGAAATAGTAACATCTCCGTAAAAAGTAGCTGCTTGATTACTATTCGCTAACTGTAACATTTGGTCATTGCTTGAAGTGTCTGACCTAAACGCTAACGCACTCCCTGTATCGTATATTGTAAAGCCATGTCCATTGCTTCTGTGTAGTTGCAGGTGCGTAGATTCTCCTGCACTTGCATCTCCTACAAGTTTAAGCACAGGATGACCAACACCATCTATAGTTACATGATTTGTAAAAGTAGTTGGTGGATAAACAGTTAATGCACCGCTTGTATAATCTGCCCCTAATGTCATTGCAGACCCATCGTGGTTTGCTGTTATTACACCTTTTGTTCCATTGCTTGTATAAATTGAAAAATTAACTGTACCATTATTTATGTGAGTTAATTGTTCTGACCTTGAAGTATCTCCAAGTCGTAAAATACTATTCCAAGCAGAGCCTTTTAAATGAGTTAATCCTGAGAAAGTAAAATTACCGCTAGTATCAGAAGTAACTTTATCTGTACCACTAAATGCTATTGCTAATTGCCTTACATCTAACTTTGCATTTACATAAGCTGATCCACTGTGCCATTTGGTAGTTTGGTCTGAGCCATTACCTAAGAACGTTACATTCCCTAGACCGTCAATTGTTTGCAAAGCTCCAGTTCCCCAATGCTCAAATGTTAAAAGATTATCATTAGAACCTGCTCCATTCCACTTGTAGCCTATTACTCCACTATTTTTTGAATCGCCAATTTTTCCAAGATTTATAATATTGGTTTGACCTGCGGTCATGTTTGCACCAAGAGCTTCAATAGAGTGTATATAAGAGCTACTAGAAGTATTGTCAATTGCTAGATTTGGCGATGCATTTAAACCTGCACCAGTTATTGTTGTTGCTCCGCTTACTGTTAGCTTATCTGAACTTGATACTGCTCCACCAAGCCCAAGACTTCCCATTTGAAAGCCTGTGCCATCATCATCTATCTTGTTTGGAGTTACTGCGTCATTACCTAAGTCAGCAGTAGTGATTGAAGAGTCTTGTATATGAGATGCATCTATAACACCTTGACCTACGGTTACTGCTACGTCAGCAGGTTCATTACCTAAATAACCCATTAGGTTATCTCCATTATAGATAGACTAATGTCTACAGCAGAGCCAGTGGATGCTTTAGCTTTTATAGCGTCAGTAGCTTGTAAAACTAATTTATTGCCCTGCATGATCTCAAGTGTACCTCCTGATGGTATTGGTAAGTTTTTACCTAGATAAACATTTGCATTGGTTTCAGTGTCAGAAGTATCTGATATAATCTGTATATCAGCAGTAACACTGTTAGCAGAAGTATTAGCTAGTGCAATACCTAATACAACTGTGCTAGTTGCTGAAGGAGAGGTGTATACAGTAGCTAGTGATGTTGTGAGGTTTGCTTTTGTTTTTAATTTAAATGTATTTGCCACTATCCAAGTCCTATAGCTAGAGCTATGCTTTCGTCAATAGCTGTTTGTTTTGCTTCTTCAGACTCTACAAAATATTTGAGATTACCTGAAGAGTCCTTAAAATACAATTTTCTATCTGCTGTATTAATAGCGACCTCTCCTGCAAGTAATGTTGAACCGCCACTTACTGGAGGGGTAGCTCCTGCAGAACTACTCTTTTTTAGCTGTAATTTATTACTAGCCATTTAGAAAGTGCCGCACTCAATCGTAGCGTCAGTAATAGCTGTTGCTTTAATTGATGCGAATTCTGCATTACCTACAGAACCTGAAAAAACTTCAGATGTGTTTGTAGCGTCAGGGATATATCTGAACACTTGGTCTGTATCATCCATACCAAAGAATCCTACTTTAGCAGAACCACTATTATAATATCTAAATTCTATACCTCTGTCTTTATTATCATCCGATGATGGGGCTGTGTCTCCACCAAGTGTAAATACTGGGTCATCTATAGTAACTACTGTAGAGTCAACTGTAGTTGTTGTACCTTGTACCTCTAGATTACCTGAAATAGTAACATTACCAGTCAATGTTGGGTTGGATACAATGCCATATGTAACTGTACCGCCTGAGACATTTACATCAGTTTCGTTAGCTACACCTGCAAATGTTAAGGTATTGCCTAAAGAAATATTGCTTGATGTGCTGCCATCCGTAACAGCAAAAGTAGAATTAGCCAGTTTGGCGTTAGCAATAGACCCTGCTAACATAGCATTAGTAATACCTGAAGCCTTTACTCTCAATGAATCACTATTAGTTTCTATAGAACTATCATCAACATTTACAGATACTACGCCGCTACTATAAGCAAGTCCATCTCCTGCTATACTAGATGTAACACTAAGTGTTAATGTATTGTCTCCATTCCCTGATCCAAGCGTTGCTGTAATACCATCGCCGCCTGTTATGTCGCTTGTAGTTCCTAAATGGAATGGTGTGGTTGTTCCCCCACTGTTGGTTTGCTTACCAACAAAAATCTTATTATTATTATTAGCCCATGCTAACTCACCATAAGCTAACGAAGAAGGATTGCTCGAGCTATCGTAGGCTGAATTTCTTTTAATTTGTAAAGTGTTTGATGCCATTATGTAAATGTACCCCCATCAACTGTTTTGTTATTTAATTCTTGCGTTGCGTTCAGCGTTACTACCGCACTATTGTCTCCAAATGTTCTTCCTGATAAATTATTTAATTCTGCAGCATCAGTAGTAACCCTAACTCCATTCAGCAAAAGACCTGAACTAGAACCATGCCCATTAACATTAACGTCTACTGTGCTAATCTGTAAGGCTGATTGAACCCCCTCCCCATCTTCAATGGGTTTTACGGTGGCTTCTAAACCTTCATTAGCATTGCTCTCAGTGTGAACTGTAAGCAAGTCTTTGTAGGTTTGTGCGGGTGTTTTATTAGTTAAACCTGCCATAGTGTATAGAATATTGCTCTAATTATACCTTTAAACTATTTATTCCGTTCTTTTTCTCGTCTTTCCTTCAAGACTCTTTTACCATATCCTGGTGACATAAATGGTGCATATTCATCTATTGTTTTTTTCCAGGAGTTGCTTTCATCGATCCAATACAAGTGTTTACCTGCTACAGGTATATGCCTAATCCACCTTGCACCTCTTTTCTTAAAATCATCTAGTGCGTACTTAGCAGGTGTCCTAGTATTTTTATATTTATCTAACCTGCCGACTAAAAATTTTAAATCCTGCCAGGGGTCATCAAGGTAGTCAAAAGGCGGCACTAACATTTTAAGAATTGCTTGAGAAGGTTTGCTGTTAATAAAGTTGTAATAATGATAACGTGATACACCAACGAGCTTTAACAGATTACTGTATACATATTCATCTAATTCAGTAGGTCTACCTGCCATCATGTCTTTTATCTTATCTGCACTAGCTTCTGCCATTGCTAACACCATTCCAAGCATAACGATGTTAATATATGCAGCATTACGTTTTCCTTGCTGCTTTAATAATTGTGTTTCTTTTTGGAATATATCAAACCTTTTTAAGAAATAAGTTTTTAACATATACATTATGCGACCATTAGGATGTCTTAAGTATCCTACTGGCACTTCACTCTTAGCCACTGGCTGCACATCTAATAGTTCGCTATATGCTAACAGCTCTACTAAATCTGATTTTTTACCATTAGCTAAGTCACGTATGACCTTAGCGGTTTCTAAAGAGTTAAACTTGTTGCTAACTCTTCTTTGTAAATCTCTTGTTAATTTATTCTTCCGACCCTTTACTAATTGTTTTGCTGCCTTAGTATATCTACCCATAACAGTATTGACATACGTTTCTTTACCAATTCTATCTACTAATTTTATACCTGATGCCTTAAAAACAAGGTTAAGAGCATTTTGCAAAGTAGACCTGTTCTCACTTAACTCTTGCAGCACTTTGTCTTCCAACCCTAAATCTTTTAATTTTATTTTATTTAGCTTTGTAAAGCTCTTTATAAATTCACTAAGAACCCTTGTGTATGTAGAAGGTCTTACAAATCCTGCAAATCTACCTTGACCTGATCTATAAATAGCAGCACCTAAGTCACCAAGCTGCGTTATTGCACTAAAAAAACTACCCATAGAAGAGATGTAACCAATAGAACGCATACCGCTTACAAACGGATTCATGGAATTCTCATTGAAATAATCAGATAATAGCTGCGTCAATCTTTGGCTTTGACCTTTACTTAACATACCAAACCTAGATTCTATTTGCAGCACCATCTCGCCTATTTGGTCTTGTATACCTTTGTAAGGAACGCCTGTTTTACGCTGCTCTTCCTCTCGCAATATCTCCATCATAGACAACGCTTTAGGGTCATTAAACTTAGGGAATACAATAAGGTCAAAGTTGTCGTATCTTAAAAACGTATTAGCTCTAAAATCATACAATCCATACCCTTTAATTTTTTCTGCTTTAGGAAACTTTCTGACTGCATATCTATTTGGTCTGCCGCCTAAATATTTAGCTATAGCAATTTGCTTTGCTAATCCTGAACCATATCTAGCTAGTCCTATATGCGGCTCAGAATAGAACTTTAATAGCTCAGGCGTAAGCTCGTCTATCTTTCTACTTTTAGTCCAGTCAGTCGTTTTTTTAGTCATAAGGTTTTTGCTTTGACGTAATAACAAGTTAGCAATAGACACTTTTTGTTCATTGGTTAAAGGCACTCCACCTTGTTTGGCTTGTGCATCTTGAAATGCTTGTGATATTTTACTTACCTTACCGCTTGATGTAATACCTGATACATATTGTAAAAATGCATCATAATTGGATACTTCTCTTGGAAAGTGATTCTCAATAAATCCCATATCAACCCCAACCGCCATTGCCTGATCGTGCAGGTTTTGATGTGCTGCTTTCCAAGTTCTATATTGCTTTATAAGCCTTCTATTTCCCAGGGCAGATTCAATTCCTGCTACATCTCCATTAAATAAAGCAAGTTTTAATGCTACATAATTAGCCCTGGCTTTTTTGCTTCTTGCTTTTTTCTGCAAACGCTGTAAAGACTTAGCAAAAGGCTCAGCAGCAGTTAAATAGCTAGTCAATATATCTGCTTCAGCTTTTTGATAACGACGCAAAGACTCTTTTAGTTTAGGATGTATTTGGTCTAGCCTTGATGATAATGATCTAAAATAATCTCTTTTCTGTTTTGTCCTGTATTGCTTTTCGGAGTTTCTTGCGTTCTTTCTTTCCTGCCTGGTTACTTTCTTGTCATAGTACTTGCTATACTCTTTAACCTGGTCAGGGCTTAAGCTAAACAATACAGACTGATTAGGGTCTTCTTCAGTTAAAGAATCAATAAAATCAGCTTTTTCTTTTAAAACCTTTTTTTTCTTTTCTATTAAATCTTCTTCTATCTGTTTAGCTGCATCTGTTGCTTTTAAATCTTTATCATTGGCAGCTAACTTTTCAGCTTGTTCTGCTATCGTACCTGTGTCATCAAGTTGAGCCTGTAAACTTCTAATACGAGCATCAAAATCTTCCGCCTTATTTTGCGTTTCTGCATCAGCATCTTCAGGTAGCTCGACTATATTTTTTCTTAATTGATTTAAAATAGTGCTAGGCTTTTCATTCATAGCATCGACTTTTTCTAAAGTCTTATCTATATTTACCTCAACTTTTTGGTAATCTTGTTCTACAGCGTTTTCTTTATAAAGGTAGGTAAATATGTCGTCTTCATGCCTATCTGTCATCCAATCGTATCTTTTACGTTTTCTTCCTATATCCTGTGCTTTAGTTTTTATTCTTCTAAAACCTGAAGTGTTTTCGTAATTCTCTTTAAATAAACCTTTAGGGTCTAAAAATGATAATGCATGCAGTGTTGGTAAAAATGATTGTTCTAACCCTGTTAGCTTTGCAGCTATCTCAGGAAAAGTTTGACCTGCATCTCTTCTTCTTCTAATTATTGCTGCGTTCTCAAAAACAGTCTGTTCTTTTCTATTTGTATTGGTTTCCTCAGAATACCCTATAGCATCTTCTAGAGAGCCTTCAATAACCTTGTAATTTATTGATTCGTAGCCTCCTTTTAAGACACCTAATTGTCTATGGTGTCCTCCTACTATGTAAAATTTACCATCAGCAGGGTCTTTCCATACTAATGGTGGTTCAAATGTTAATGGGTCAAAGTTTTCTGCTATACTATCAACAGTTGCCTGACTGTACTCTTCTCTAGGTTGAAATCTTTCTTCATCTATTTCTATAGTTCTTGGATCAACTGTTATAGTTTTTGCTTCAGGAGTTGCCTTTCTTTCAGTAGCTATTTCTGGCTGTTCTTTGACTTCAGGCTCTGGCTCAGGTTTGTATTTTTTTACGTTTTCTTTTTGAAATTCACTTAAAGTGTTTTCGTCTTCTAATTTCCAATTTTTATTTTTGTAAAACGATATGACTTTACCGTCACCTGTTTGAGTAGATACGCCTCTAACAAATTTATTGTCACTTACGTCAGTGACAATCAAACTAACGTTAGAACCATCTGTACTTTTTATAATATCACCAACTTTGAAATTAAAAGTTAGATCAGGTTCAGGGGTAGCGGTGGATTCCGTATTCACTTCCATTCCATCTAAGACGTTTCCTCCATCTTCTGTCTCAAGTTTATCTTTAGTTGCTTCAAACAATTCTTCAGGCAAGTTAAAACCTTCAGGCAATCCAACATCATAACCTAATCTATCCAATACCGCTTTACTATACAGCTCTATATCTTTGTAAGGTAGCTCTATACTATTTTCTATAGCTTCAATCTCTTTGCTTCTAACCCATGCATCTATATCATTGTCTAATTGAGGGTCTTCATTTGCCATCTGTACTTTAGCTGACTCTACTACTTCCTCTACAAAATCTGCTTGTGTAGCGTCTTCTGACAATACAATACGCCTACCATCTTTGTAATCAAAGTTTTGACCCTGGACAGGCAATCTATACCTTGTAACACCATCATCTATATAATCAGGGTCGCCTTTTTGTATTTCACTATCAGAAAACAAAGAAGGGCTATAATTCTTTGACTCTATTTCTTTTTCTGTAAATGGCTGTACTATTTCACCTGCAAACCCAATAGAAGGCTGCAAGTTCTTATTCTTCATACTAGACACTCTGCTAGAGAACAATGCTTCTTTTTCGTTTCTAGGTGCTTGTTCGTTCTCAAGCATTGCATCAGCTACGTCCTGGACAAAAGGATCATCATCAGGTACATTCTCAATCTTATTTCCATTGTCAAACAATATATTAACTGTACCTGCAACGCCACCTGTTGCAATCTCTACTACACCTTCCGCTACAATAGCAGGTAAATTATATTGTTCGCCCTCTTCAACATCTAAAGCTACAAACTGCCCTACTGCTTCGCCAGTAGCACCTAAACCTGCTTGGGTAACAATCTCCTTACCCACTGCAGTCAATCTTCTTGTTAACCCTAACCCTCTTGCTTGTTTGAAAAATCTACCTGCTACACCACCACTAATACCATCAAACAATGCAACTGGTACACCTTTTTCTATAGCTTCTGTTCTAGCTTTAGCATTTACATCCTCATCTGCAAAAGCTGCAGCTAATTCATCAGGATTCTTTACATCAACACCTTGCTGTCTAAATGAATTTAAAATCTCACCTGTATATTCTATACCTAAAGATGCTAACCCTGCTGCTGTTGCAGTGCCTACAGCTAAAGGTAAACTTGCTGCGGCTGTAGCAGCATATACAGGAATACCTAGTGCAAATCCTACTGGTAAAAATTGTGTTAAACTTTCTGCTGTGAGTTGAGATATTATTGATACTGGATTAGCTTTTAACTCTTCTGCTATTGTTTTAAAATCGTTATTAGGGTTTTGAAATCTTTGTAAACCTTCAGATGATTCTAGCTCGTCTAGATTTGCCTGTTCTATTGCAATTTGTTTTATTCTCTCTTCAGGGTCTACGCCTAATTGATACCCTAATACATTTACCATTTGTTTTAGATTGCCATAACCTCTGAGAAACGCATTTTTGAAACCCTCTTCTTCGTCTTCTGTATAGTCAAAGTAGGTTTTCATATCATTTTTAAAAGTGTCGTAATCAAAATCATCAGGCAGCTTAACCTTAGATACAATGTCTCTGATTCCATCAACGCTGTATTTACCTGTTTCTATTAACTTGTCAATCTTGCTTTCAAGGCTAGGAAACTCTGTATACAGCTCTTCTTTGCGTTCTTGTAAATTTACATAATTAGCAAAACGCTCTTTAGCCGCTTCTAAATCTTGCAGCTTCTTTCTTCTTTTGATTTCATTTGAATAGTTAACAACAGTAGGGTTGTCTTTTGGTAAACCTGTATACCTGGATGAAAATTCTAAGGTATCGCCTTGTGTCCTGTTCCAAAGTTTTTCATTTATATAATCACTAGCTTTTCTACCAGTATCAGGATCATCATAAAATGCAGTGTAATAAGTTCTGCCATCTGCACCAATAAAAGGTCTTCCTTTTTTAGCACCAAACATATCGTCAAGTTCAGGCGTATATATGTGAGAGCCATATTGATTATGCTCTCTTGCTCTAGGACTTGATTCAAAAAGCTCTACAGTTTCATTTAGAAAACCAAGTTTATTTTGCATTATTTAAATGATTTATAGTTAGAAATATATCTGTCTTTATAATATCTAGCTGTAGGCTGCCCATCTTTATCAAATCTAGGCTGCGAACTTGGAAATTGTATAGATTTTCTTATAGAGTCATATGCTTTTTTCAAATCCCCACCAAATTCTCTTAAAGTTTCACCTGTAGCTTTTCTAAGAGCTGATTTACGCTCTTTTCTTTTTCTACCTGCACTAGCCTGTATAATTTGATCTACACTTCTTTTGTCTTCTTTTGGTAAAAGGTCTGCTAAATTTTTTAAATTATCCTCTAATATATTTGGAGGCATATCTGCTAACATCTCTGGGGAACTGTCAACTTCCATACGTTTTTTTAATTCATCTTGAGCTAATTGCCTATTAATCATCATTCTCTCTACTGCCATGTCCATTGCTTTGTTTCTACCTGGTACAGGCAGCCTATCAGGGCTTCTAGGCACTCTTCTATCCATAGCGGCTTCATATCTTTCAGTAGGTGACATTGATTGTGCTTTTGCAACCTGATCTTTAATTTTTTGTTCTACCTGCTGTGTGCGTCTATTTTGCACATTAGCATAGTCTTGTGCGGTCATTGGCTTAGGAGCTTCTTTGCTTCTAGGCACATTAGGCGGCGGTTTACCTTTTTGACTTAAGCTGCGTTGGTAAGCTGCTTCTGTGACAGGGTCAACAATAGGAGATGTTTGTCCTATTTTATCATCCATTAATCCTGTCTTAACAGCACCTCCAGTAGTGCCGCTCTTAGTTATATCTATATTAGAACCTCTTAAATTAGGATTGCCTGCTTGTATACTTTGATTCATTCTTGTAGGGTCTAGATTAACTGGCTTTTTAGCTGTGGAAGGGGCTTTTGGCTCAGATTCTTGTTTTCTAGAATTTAAATAGTTTTTCATTGCGTCTACACTTCTAGCAAAAAAACCTTTGTCTTCTGACTCTGCAGGAGGCTGTGTTGTTTCTTGTGTAGGGAATCCCATATCTCGACTTATAGAATTAGTGTATGCATTTTGCTTAATAGCGTTTTCGTATGATTGCTTAGATATTTGATTTTGTACGACCCTACCTTGATTATCTGTATCATACCTATAATACTTGTCACCTATCTTTACAACATCCTGGAATGGAAAAGCTCTACGTCGTTGTAGAGCAGAACGCTGTTCAGCTTCCATTCTTTGTTGTTGGGCTTCTAATAACTCTCTTACTGGATTACGAGCTAATCTTCTTGTTCCGTATTGATTTTCAGCCATTATATAGGTTCTCCTGAAGATGTATTGCTATTCTTGTTCTTTTTTTGCAACCAGTCAAACATTGCAATTTGACCTAGACCGCCTAAAAGATTACCCGCAAAGTCTGCTCGACCTTGTCTTTTTGCTTGTTCTCTTGCCATTCTTGATTGTAGCAGCATCTCTTGTCTTCTCATCTGATCTTGCTTTTGTGCATCTAGCAATCGACCTTGCTCACCAACCAATGCCTGGTTAGCGGCTGCATCTGCCTGTAAACCTAGCTGTGAACCTATTATGCTGTCTCCTAAACCCTGGCTAACAAGTTGACCTTGAGCTGCATTTTTAGCTAAATCTGTTTGGTCTGCAAGAACACCTGCCTGTTGCGAAAGCCTTCTTTGTATATCTGCATCCGTAATGCCTCTAGTCTTTAAATACTTCTCCATAGCTTTTTCAGCTCTGCTTGTACCTCTAGTTGCGTCAATTAATGGTGAGACCAAACTAGCTGCCAATCCTAATCCTAATCCTAATCTAGACATATTTATCCTACCTTAGTTGCTTGAATGTAGTATAAGACTCCATCTTTATCTTTAATGTATAATCTACCTTCATCTTGTGCAGGTTCGCTTCCTGACAATTGAAACTTAGTTAAACTTGTAAATCTAAAGTCTCCTGTACCAATGTTATCAGATGTTATCTCATCTGTAGTAAACGATATTTTATTTTGTTTTAAATCAACATCGCTTTTACCGTAAGTGGTGCGTTTCTTTTTAGGCATCTATCTCTAACTCCATTTTGCTTATTTCTATGTTAGTCGCATTGGTAGAGGATGTGCTTACCTCTATCATTACGTTATTTGCTCTACGCCCCACTTTTAAACTTTTGAACTTATCAACCTTTGGGGATAGTTCGCTCCCATTAGCTGCTATATTACTTGGCAATGTTATAGTTGCTACTTCAGTGCTATCATCGCCACTAGCATAAATTTTGGTGGTTACTGACTCAGGACTTTTATATCGTGCATTAAAGCGTCTGATCGTTACATTCCTAGACATATCAACTAAAGGAATCCAACCTGTTTTACGTTTGGTAGTAAAGGTTTCTCCGTCAGCACCACCTAATTTATATACGGTAGAGTTAGCCATTAATCATCTACTTCTATTTCAATTTTTTCTATTTGCACGATGTCATTTGCAGATTGAGTGGTCTCAATCGCTATTAGAAAATACTGAACTCTTGTGCCTAACCTAATACTTCCGCTCTTTACAACGTTAGACGCAGCAAAGGTCTTAGAAGTAAACGGAGTAGACATATTATCATCCTTGTAAACCTTTACAGTTATAGCGTCATCGCTAATGTAGTCTATATTCAAACGTCTTAAAATGCTGTTCTTTGAAAGCGGCTTTGGTACAATAAATCCAGTTTGATATAGTGTTCCAAAAGATTCATTGCTACTGCTGCTGCTTAAATTGTACACATTGCTTTGTTTTTGTATACTAGCAGTAAACGAATCAGAAGTAGCTAATATATCTATTGGTTCAACAATCCTACCCTGAGAGTCAGTATCTTGAGGTTCTAGTGTATCAGCTATTATTACAAACTTTTTCCAAGACCTCGGTGTTATTGTAAAACTGTCGCTAGATGTTAACTGCTCGTTTATATTCCTGACTTTGATCCACAGCCTACTAGACTGACTAAATGTGTCACTAGGTGACAACTGTTCACTTATAGTTCTTATTAATATCCATTTGCGTGGCGTAGAAGTAAAACTATCTGAGGTGCTTAGCGTTTCATTGATATTTGCAAATTCAATAAAAATTCTTTGCTGCTGTGTGAAGCTATCACCTGAAGTAAGTGTTTCATTTATATTTCTGAATTTTATGTATACATGAGGTGTTTGAGTAAATGAGTCAGCAGTAGCTAAGGTGTCTGATAGATTTAAAACTTTTTTCCATTGGCTTGTAGTAAAAGAAAAAGAATCAGAACTAGATAGCGTTTCATTTATAGATCGAGCCAGTGTAACGCCTGTAATAGATATTGCATTATTGCTTCTATCCTTTACAGCAGAATCACCTGTTTTTCTTACCCATATATATATACTCTGACCTGAAACAGAAGAAGGGATGTTCCAAGTATATGAGTTAGCGTTATAGTTGAATACTATATTATTAGATGTAGAGAATGTTGTAGACGTTGTCCAGTATAAATCTATATTATTGGTAAAATTAGTTTTTGTCCAGGATATACTTATAGATTGATTGTGTGCAAATGTACCGCTATTAGGGGAATCCAGTGTAACCGAATCAGGGTCACTAATTGTAAAAGTAGGACTATAGGCTGATACAATTTGCGGCACAAATTAGTCAAGACCTCCACCATCTCCACCATCATCGTCATCATGTGATGTTATAACTCTTACTTGATAGCCATTATCTTCAAATATGTCACTATCATTTGACGGAACAGACCAACTATAACTTTGCACTGAACCTGATAGGTTTTGTACAATATTCTTAACATAGCTTCCATCTCTGTATAAATCTATCGAAACATTACCCCACGTTCCTGATAATGTGCTTTTACTCCAACTTATTGTATTGGTCGTTCCTTTTACAAAATTAGATGTGCCAGTAGGAGATGTGATCGTTATGGATGCCATTAGCTAACTTCTATTGTCCAGGTAACATCTATTATATCATTTAGTGCAGGTTGTACTCTGTCGCTGCCTGTCAACACAACGGTTGAAAAGGGTGTATCAAAATGATCTAATGCACCATTTAAACTTTTACCTAAATAAAAATTTGTTATAAAAGTGCTTGTACCCTCAAGTGAACTTATTGTTGCTTCAAAGTCACTATTTTGCCATATAGCCTGAGCCTTCCACCTTGCTTTAGTTGCTGTGAATTCTGTTTTAGACTGGTTGTATTTGAACAACAAAGAGCCATCTGTTTCTGTACTGCCGCCTTGACCAGTATATGTTCCTAATTGTGGAGCATCTGCAAAGATACCATTTTGACCTACGACTGCATGAGAAGAAGACTCGTTAGAGGTAAAAGAAGGAAATGAAAAGTTTGGCTCTAAATAAATAGCAGATGCAGTATTACCTCCTCCAGTACCACCCACCATATGATTTATAATTTTATATTTTAGACCTGATGTAAGGTTGCTTATTGCATTTTTTCTTCTTACTTCTTGTATAACCTTACCATTTCTTATAAGATTTATATCTACTATGCCCTTCATTGTACGCTAATCTCCCAGTTAATAGTTAGCTGATCACCATTGTTTATTGTAGTAGAATTCCACCCTGTTCCAGTAGCTACGTCAGTCTCCCATTGATTTGTGTTTGTTGTCTTTTTGCGTTTAAGAAATATAGCAGTAATAGTATACGATTGCAGCACTCTTACAATTCCAGTAAACTGCCCTTTATAACCTATTGTGCTACCACCGCTTGTTATAGCAACTGGTGTTGTACTTACTGTTGTTGCCATACCTAGATATTCACTACCACCAGTATTTAACTGTATGCCGCTTCCGTTTGTAGCGTTTACAGTCAGTTGGTTGGAGTTTGATCCTTGACCACTGCCATCATTAGAGTGCATCACACTGCTGTCAAACAAAAAAGAAGTATTTTGCGAAGTGACCATTGCATCGACAAGTGTTTGTTTAAAGTCTGTTTCTATTGCATTAGGCTGCTCAAATTTTTCTATATCTCCATTTGCTCTTTTTATCTCTGCTTTCCACTTGCCTGTAAATTTAAAACTATCTTGCATAACTTAGCTTTCGTTGTGTGTTGTGTATATATTTAAATCAGAATCAATAGACAAAAGGTCAACGGACTTTGCTGAATTAAAGGTTAATTTATTCCAAACTTCTTGCCCATTTTGGATCTTCAAAAAATCTAGTGCAAATAACTTTGTACCATCGCTACCAAACCTAAATAAAACTCTATTCTTTAGGGGGTCATAGATACCAATAGTTTGTGACAAGTTGCTTGATGCTGTGTAGACATCTTTTATTGCAGTAGACACAGGTGTGCTAGACATACCTGCCCCTGTCATATATATATTATCTGAACCTGCAAAGAAGATGTATTGTCCTGCCTCTACAATACTATTGGATGAAATGCAGCCTATATTTGCGTCGCTTTCTCTGAGTATAAAAGATTTTGGGTCTGTACTTGGAACATATAGTTGATATACTCCCTTTTCCATAAACACAACTAGGTTGTCATTAATCCTTTTCAATCCTGTTATCTTGCCGCCCTGGCTGTCTTTTATCTGTATAAAATTTATTACAGGTATAATGTCAGGTTGATTAAATAAGCTGAACATAATAAAGTCATCATGCTTTTCTGCTTCATCGTCAGGGTCTAGTGTAACATTACCTGCGAAAAACCTACCATTTACAAAAGCACCATGACTATAGTTTACTTTATTCTTTGTTGTTGTAAGTGGGTGTGTTCTGCTATTTAGATAACCATCATCTATAATATGCAGCTTGAATTGGTTTCCTGACAATGATTCATAATAATATCCATTAGTCAGTTCACCTACAGTTTGATTTAATCCTAGCGTAGTGCTATCAGCATTTAATTGGATTACTCTGTCTATACTATTCTTAACTAATAAATATTGACTACCAATCTTTTGAATATATCCATTTCTTTCATTTATAGCCCAATCCCAATTACCTGATGTCCTAGCGTCATAAACAACATCCTTCCCATAGTATGCATTGCCTACATTTGTACTGGCACTGCCCTGGCTACCATCGCTATCGTTTATCCAAAATGCCTGAATAGATATATTAACATTCCATCCACCTGAAGATACATTGCTTCCTAAATAAATTAATGTATCAGTAAAATTATCTGCATCACTACCAGTAGCATTGTATCCTTTTAATATTTTAGTTACACCACCTACAGTAATTGACACCTGTCCATTACTTTTATTACCTGATGTAGCAGTATTTAGCATAGAAGTGACAGCACTGGATATGCCGCCATTTGCTGCATATACAATATTGCCAATATGTGCCTTATTAAAACCTGCATCTTTGTCATTAGATGTAGCTCCAGTAGCCAAATTTATTCTTTTTACTAACCTGTATACTGGAACAAGTGTATCATCTGAACTAAAATGCCTATATACATTAGCCCCTGTAATTCTAGGGTTATAATCATCTGTATCTACAGTAAGCGAGAAATGTATTGCGTCATCTCCACCTGCTACAGTTTCTTTCACAAACTGGTCTTGTAATTGTGCTTCTTGTACACCATCAAATACAGGAACAACTTTATAATAATAGCTACCTGCAGCTAATGAACCAGGATCAACGGATTCACTACTTAACGACCATGTTGTAGGATAACTTGGAGCGGCTGAATCATATTTTAATGCATTATGTGTGTAAGCATTAAAGAAAAATTTTCTATTAATAAATTGCAAAAATCCAACGTCTTTATTGTGACCATTTGCAAAACGTAGACTATCTGCCATTGGAATAATTTGAATATCTGCAGGTAAGTCTGAACCTGTAAAGGTATGCAATACAGTTTTTGTTGAGAAATTGCTAGTAAATGAAACAATTTGTTTACTTTGAGACTCATACCCAATCCAATTAGCACCGCCTGACAGATCGTCGTTAGACCAGTAAAACAATTGCGTAAGATGCGTTCCGTTCAGTGTACTTGTAGATTCTAATCCTTTTCTTTTTTTTATCTTACCAAGAACATCAATATCAAAATTTTCAGTATCAGATGAAGCATTTAAAGGGATGTCTTCAGCATCTACGTTTGTGTAAAGACCTCCATCAAAGATTGGTATCTCTATAATCATAGTGCATTTTGTATTTGCAATGAGCCATAGCGTTCACGATTTGCGTACTGACCCTTAACAATTTGTCTGTTATTCATATACCTGGACATATGTCTATCTGATATGTCATACCTGCCTAAATCTTCGTATAACATTGCTTTTATGTAGTCAATAATCATAGGATGATATGCCTCTAGCATTGCAGGTTTATCTCCTGCTGCACCAAAGCTATAGCACAGCCCTGATGTAGTAGCTCTAGCTCCTAATCCGATTGTATCCCAGTTAGTCAATAGATCATTGAATGTATTTTGCTGCTGCAATTCCATTACTTGCTCTTCGTCAATCTGAACTATTTGTTCTCCTGCTTGAAAAGAGCCGCTATTGCTTTCTACAATATCAGTAATAATCAACGTACCTGTAGTGTTGTCGTTTATGTCTTCAGATATTATTGCGGTAGCACCTGAAGTAACACCCTGGATTTTCTTACCTATTCGCCAATATCCTGATTTAAGATTAGTGTATTTTAGTTTTTTATATGCGGTTGCACTATCTTCTAAGTTATTAATGGTTGCTACATAATTAAAAAGCAGCATACCTGATTGGTGTGGAGAGGGGTAAAGACAAAGATTGTTGCCTTTTATTTGATAATGAATTGGAGTGCCAGTCCTGTACACACCATTAGAATCTCTTTGCGGAAATTTTTGATGTTCAGGATAAATATCAAGAACTCTATTGCGAAACTCTACATAAGATGCTAATTCTATAAAGTCGCTAGGAAGCTCTACTTCTCTATCATCTTTGTCAATGAAAACACCCCTAGTGCGTTCATATGACTTAGTATGAAAAGCAAAGTCTTGCTGTGCTTCTTCTCCGTACTTCTTAGCCTTTTGTTTTATTTCATCGCTAGGCTCAAAAGGTATTGACGCTCGGTCTACGATCTGTGACCAAAGCATTATGCCCTACCCTGCGTACCAATTCCTTTAGGCTTCTCTACAACATACCTGTCGTTTAGAGCCTTAATTTGATTAATTGCGTTAGTGTATGCAACACCTGCTCTTTCAGGCTTGTTATCCATTTTCCATAGCTGTGATTCAGCAAAATCCAATACAACCTCATGCAATGCTACGTTCAATTCACACTCTGTATTATTAGCTGCAATATCTGTCGGGTTTTTTAAATACCAAACGTCAATGCCGCCTGAAGGCTTAACAGGCTTAACATATATTGCTTCATTGAAAATATACGCTACAGGATTTGAATCTGAACCTGCTAAATAAGAATTTTCTAATCTTTTAGCATCTTGTGGCTCTATCATGTTAGCAAAACCTAAATCAACACTTTCGTTGCTACTATTAATGTCGTATACATTGATAGCAATAACGCCACCTCTGATTGGGTCAATGCCTAAATTAGAAAAAGTCGCTTTACCATCTGCGTCCAATCCATTGCCAGTAGTGTCGTTATACACAGTGTTAGCAAATGTAGCTGCATCTATCTCTTGCAATTCGGTTAAATACGCATTATCTATTAAGTTTACAACGGTACGTTGTGCGATATTCAATGCTTTTATTTTTGTAGCACTGGTAAAGTTTGCTTCAGAAGGGTCTTCTAGCCGCAATCCTAACATATCTATTAACTCTGTTCCAGTCATTTTTTTTCCTATTAATGTAAAGTGGGGTGTTTAACACACCCCACAATTACGGTTTATTAAGATGCTCTAGTGATCTTCTTCCACGACGAAGTGTTTGCAGTGTTTGCTGTGACACATATGTACATTTCTGCAGCAGTAGTGTCCATGTATAGCGAACCTTTTACACTTGCGTGACTAGGAGCGCCTTGACCTGTGTAGAATCTAATTCCACCGATAGCAGTGTAGACGAAGCTACCTGCATCTTTCTCAGTCAGCATCCCAACGGTTTTTTTATCTGCGTCTACTTGTGCTGTTGCCATTGTATACTCCTATTAATATGAGGTTGGAAGACCTGTTATCTTACCAAAGTAGCGAGGAGCAGAACAGGTTAATGCTCCTAACCATAGAATCTTTGCAACACGAGCGTCTTGATTAATCGGCTTTTGGAATGGCTCGAATGTAAAGTTTCTCTTTCTGTGATGCCTAAACTGGATGTAGTTCTCATTTAAGAAGAACATCATACCTGCAGGGCAATGGTCATCAGATATTACTGGAATATCTCTGAATGTTAATTGCCTAAAACCTGCATCAGCAGTAGAACCTGCTGCAGCTTGGAATCTCTTTTGTGCAACCATTGACTCTTCTAGTGCATCGAGTACAATTGGAGTGGTTATGATGACAGTCGGTCTTTGATTTCCTATGGTCAATGCGGTTACAGCTTTTCTAAGTTGATCTTGAATGAAGTTAGCGTGTGTGCTATCAGTGATATTTGCGTAAGAATTACCACTTGATAAAGCAGAAACGTAACCTGCATCCCACCATGTGTAATTACTACCTGAAGTGTCAATACCGCCCAAGCTACGACCTGTTGAGATTATATGCTGCAATCCAACAAAAGTGCTACCACTTCCATTAGATGTACCATACATAGTATCTCCAAATAAAGACATCATAGACTTTTCTGCGTTCTTAACTTTAGCTTCTAGTAAATCAATTACTCTTTCAGCTCCATCGTTCAATGCTTCTTCCCTACCTGAAATAGAAATAGTAGCGTACATTTGCTTCCATTCAAATTCTGCATCTGAGATAATTTCTTCAGGTGCAGTATTAAGGACATCATAAGAACTATAAAATCCATGTGATGTATTTTTTGCGTACTCAACAGGCTGTAGAACTTTCATTCCTGAAGCACCTGCTTTACTTTTTCTCAAAAGGCGGTCAGTCAAGACATTGCTTTTAAAAATGTTGTCTACCAACAAAGGGATATATTGATTCTTTGTCAAGGCAGACAAGTTATCATAATTTAATGACATTTTGACTTTTCCTTAATTTTAATTATTTAAATAGCTGATACTCGCTTAATCCAATATTCCTAGCATGGTCAAAATCAGGTGATTTCTCAACCTTTGGACTATGATCGCCCTTTTTATTTGTATCCACTTCAGGAATTGACTTTAACTCGTCAGCTTCTTTCAGTTTTTTCATTGCTTTCATAATAGCAGATTCTTCAGTTGCTCGTGCTTGTGCAATGAGGTAGGCATCTTCTAGGTCACTTATGTTCCTATCTGAGGCAATATCCAACACCTCGGCTATTGCGTTCCCATCCTCTTTTAGCTCTGGGTGTGCTTGTACAAGATTATTGATTTCAGAAGTAACTTCTTCTTTCAATTGCATTTCCTGTACCTGAGCTTCGAGCGTAGCCACCCTATCGTCACTCTGTGGTGTGGTGGGAGCTACTTCAGGCTGTGATTCTACATTTTCAGAAAACTTTACAGGTGACTCTTTAAAAAACGCATGATCATCGCCTAATATGTCTTTTAAAGATTCTACAACTTCTTCGTCCTTCATAACACCATTTATGCGGTCGAACTCAGCTTTTAGGAGCTTTTCACGCTCAGCAATTTCTTGTGCTTTCTGCGTGTTACTTTTCTGCCACTCGCTTCTATTGTTCGAGTCTTGTAAGGCAGATTGTAGCTGCTCAGTTGTATAAGTGACTCCGTCAATCTCAATCTCGTTAAACTCTACGATTTCAGGTTCACTGTCTTCTGTAGGTGCTGTTTCATTTGAACTTTCAGGTTGCTCAGTTTCCTGAGTCTCTACAGGTTCTACAGTCGCATCCTCACTGTCGGTTGTACTTACAGGCTCGGTCTGCTGTTGCTCGTTATCTGTTGGTGTTATTAACGAGGCAGCGACTTCGCTTGTTACTTCTTGTCCGTAAGTACCTCCAAATATGCTTTCACTCATAGTGATAAAACTCCTTAATGTGCGAAAACTGTACTATAAAATCTTGTTCCATCTACATATCTAACATAGTAAAAGTGTTTTTTATACTTGATTAGCTAATTCAGGGTTATTTCTTAGTGTTTCATATATCTCATCTTCATTGCCACCTAGATCGTCAGGCTGCATAGGTTGCTGCTGCTGTTCTTTCTGTTCACGAATCTTAGCTAATAATCTTTCTTTTGAAGGCATTTCCATATTTTCTACAATATATTCAGGGTCGGTTACAATACCTAGTTGGGCAAGTTGTAATATCTTGTTTTCTATAAACATTCTGTTTTCAGGCAGCATTGAACCTGCTCTAGACCTGACTAACAAATCTACATCTCTAAACATAACACCTATCATATCCCTTGCTTCAGGAAGTCCATCTACTCCTACAAAGTTTACACGTACTACAGAACTACCTAAGTTTTTAAACATAGCAACCCACATAGCCCCTAGAACGCTGATAGCTTGGTCTAGAGTGCGAGATTTAAAGTCAATCTTAGTTGTACTTGCCTGGCGGTATATTTGAGCTTGTACGCCGCTTGTTACATTTGATGCTTCTTTTCCTTGTGTTGCCTTGTTTACACCTGACACTGTTTCAAACACATCATTCAATAACGAATAAAAATTAAATACATAGTTTGGCATACTAGGAGGCTGCACCATCTGTACCTGACCTGCTCCCTTCTTTCTTATAATTTGACCAGGTTTGTTAGATATTTGACTATCTACACCAGTGGTTTCGTCAACAATAAACATAGGATTACTGGTCAATGAGATATTGTCAGATATTTGGCTGCTTATTCTATCCATTGCTAAGTTGAGCGATTTGAGCCTTTTTGGCTCGGGCTTACCCCAAAACGAGTGAGGCGAACCAGTATTTTTAATCGTAACAAAAGGAAAAGGGTGCGGACAGTGATTCTCTTTATTGTAGAATGGGTATTTTGTTTGTCCGTCATAAAGCATTACTCCGTTACTAATAATTACCTGTCTAACACCATTAGGATATTTTCTTTTCTCTACCTCTTTACCTTCTTCCATTACGTATTCTTTAGATGGGTCACGCATATAACACTCAATAACTAAAGACTTAGGTTCTAAGTCCTCCATTGCTTTACCATAGCTATCATAATAGTTGGTTTCTTCGCCTTTTGTATCTGTAACCTGTATCTTATTATCCTGGAAGTTTGATATACCCATTTTTGTAGATGAGTATTTTTCTAGATCAGACATAGCTTTTACGTACTTACCGTTCTCAAACCTGTCTCTTATCTCATAAATAGGCATAGCAGATGCTAAACACACCCATTCTGCGTTCTCTAACTTAGTAGCAGAAGGGTTTACATAAAAATTAAAGGGGTCAACAATATCGCAATCAGGCATTTCATCAGCATTATTCCATTGTGTCTTCAATATTCCAGTACCATAAACCAAATAATCAAGCAAAAACTCAGGTATAAGGTTTTGCATATCTCTGATTTGCCATAATTCATCCATAAAAGACTGCAATGTTTCAGCTACATTCATACCTTTATCGTCACCACTGACGCTAATTATGTCAATTTTAGGGGGTCTTGATGTTAAAATAGGGATCATAGTGTCAATTGCAGATGCAATTAGGTCAACTGTGATTTGATTTTGATAGGAAGGCATATTCATACCCTCCCAATGTTTACCCTGGTACAAAGATTCTGCTTCTCTCCATAGCTTAGTAACCTCTGAACGAGCTTTTCTAGCCATCTGAAACATATTATTTGTACGATTTATAATTTCTTTTTCTTGTGGTGTAGGTTTGTAGTCTAACATAATGTGCCTAATGTTTGGTTTACGCTTTGTATATCTAAAAATCTTGTTGCTATCATGCAGATAGCCTTTTCATAGTCTAACATAGAAACGTCATCTAGCTCTACTTCTGACGCATCATCTGTTGGTAAATTTATTTCATACTCTCCGTATTCATCGAAAAGTATAATCTTTATCAATTTCTTATCCCCATGTACTGACTGTCTAATGCTAACAACCTTTCTAGTTCACGCTGCAAAGCAGGTTTTTGTTTATCTTTGGATGGAGAGCCAATGTATTGCAGACCATATTTTAGTGCGTCAAAACAGTGGTCATCCTGGGTTGTATCTACATCTTCAGGTCTTTTCTGTGAATGAACAAGCATAGGTATTGACCTTATGGTGTCTTCACAATTGCTAAAAAATTTAAGTCTAGGTTCAGGTTTATCCGAATCATTCCACTCTAAATACTCCCTTACCAGGTTAGCACCGCTCAATCTGTCGTTATTAGCCCTATTTACTGGTATGCCTTCTTGCAGCATTATATCTGCTATTGACATATGTGAGGGCATAGGTCTAGACCAATTGTTAGTATTTTGAGGATTCTTGATCCACATAGAGGGGTCGGCAAGAGTGTTCATATATTTCTCATCGCCGCTTAATTCGTTTATCTTAGCTATGTGGTGTGATAGCGGCTGACCTTTTTCATAATGTTCTCTGTAAACGTAAGCATTACCGTCATAATCAACACAAATCCATAGGCACACAAAAGGAGCTGAATAGCCATAATCAATACAGCGATAACGATGCCATTCATCAGGTATTTTAAAGGGTTTAATAACGTGCTTCTCATATCTCCACTTATTAAAGTATTGTCCTGAGAATACATCCCAATCGCCATCTAACCAAGCTCTTCTTAAATCTTCAGGTAAACCTTCGAGGGTTTTTACATACATAGGGTCGTTTTTCATAAGGGTGGGGTTATCGTAGACAGTTGCAGGTATAAATATTCTAGTTCTGCCAGTAACAGGGTCTACAAACTCTTTTTCTCTTGCAACATCTACAAAACGCTGCTTTACCCACATATGCCCTACACCTCCTGGATTAGTAGTTGCAAATACTTGCGGCTCTAATCCTTTTACTGTAGAACGACAGGTAGATATTAATCGTAAATAGTTTTCTTCTTCAGGGATAATGGTCAGCTCTTCTATCAATATCTTATGATATTCGTGACCTAAGTATTTATATGTTGCGTCACTATCAGCTAAGTGACCAGTCCTGATCTTTGCACCACTAGGAAATGTAAACTCAGCAGGATTCCCTCTGACCTTTACACCAAGTGAACGATAAAAAAGAGTTGCCCTGTCAATCCAGTCACGTAAATCATCGTAATTTCTACGAATTACTAGACCACGATATAGGGGGTTGTTCAAGTAGTCAGGTTCTATCATCCAAGCTAGACCTGCAGCCGATTTTCCACCTCCCCTGCTGCCACCATAGCAACACTCAAATGCAGTCTGTTGTAATGCTTTAGTCTGCTGACCTTCGTGTGGTTTCCATAAAATCTTTTGTGACATTTAAACGCAGCGACACTTCCATTTACGCAATGCCTTGTTAATGCGTGAATTAGGGTCTTTTGCAGTAGCTCTACCTGTTCTCCTTTTTTTCATACCACACATTCTTGCACAAAACTTCTTGCGGCGTGTCTTTCGTTCACCTTTAGGCTTAGACTCGGTCACAGGAGGTTTAAGCGTACCACCTGTAGCTCGTTTGTAAGATGCTCTACCTCGGGCGTTTAAGCCTCCTGATTTACTTTGACCTTCTTTTCTTGTCCATGCAGGTGATGCCATTATACCATCTTAGCTTTCTTCTTCTTTTTCTTAGGGGCAAACCCACCTTTTTTAGCTTTCATCTTAGCATAGGTATCGGGGTCAATGGTAGTATTGGCTTTTGAGCGGCTAGTACCTGCCTTTTTACGTTTATTGATGTTTTCATATAGACTCATTTATGCCTCCGCACTTATATCTTTTATTACCTCCTCAGTAGCCTTGTCTAGTTTACTAGGCTGCACAGGGGTACGTTTCTTTTTTTCAGGTAAAACTATAACGCCTTGCGAGATTTCTCCCTTAACATCCATTTCCACAGCTTTTAAGTGTGGGGCAATACGATCAATTAACATATTAATGGCTTTGAACTGGTTCTCATCTCCATCTGTCATAGCGGTGTCAAAAATCTTTTGCAGCAATACAGGGGTCTGGGGGTGGTTACGTATCCATTCTCCCCAGGATTTTGCTAACATTTCTTTTTTAGTCTTAGTCTTTTTCATATTAAATATTCTGTCTCACGATAAATTATGTAACGGACACACAGGGCTGAGGTGCGATTCGGCGGCAACGGGGGTCAACTGCTCAATTATATTAAAAAAAAGCAATTTACTGCCAATTTTACCACCAAAAACAACTTTCTCGACGAGCCACCGAGGGTTAAAAACCCTTCCCAGGCTAACCGATTTATTAAGCTGCTTTAATTTTGAAATCAAAAAAATGTGCCTCATTTCGGTAAATAATAACTCTTTTAATACTTCAAAACTAACACAATATTAAATGCTATTTTATCGACGACAAACAGTAATTATTTTAATTTATTTTAAAATAAGTATTGACTCAATTGTATCAATTGATATAATATAGAGGGTCAGAAATGGCACAACAACAAACAAAATAGGAAATAATACTTATGAGTTACAATATCAATATATCTGATTACATAACAAAAAGATATGAATCAGAAGAATTCAATTATGACAATTTAACAGTTGACAACCTCAAGCCAACGCTAGGGATCGCTGAAGAATACGGATACGACAACCTCCAAGAGTTCGAAGATTCATCTTGCTTTTATGAATGGCAAGATGGTTTTGAGCCTATTTATAATTATGCTCACGTTCTACAATATGAACCCACCGAAGGACAAATTGAGCTTATTACAGAACACGCTCCCAATATATGTATTTTATATATAGAAAGCATTGAAAGTCATGTTATTGCCTTGTCTGGCTGTGGTCAAGACATGAGCGATGAAATAGCCTACGCCTATATGGTAATTGACCGCAAAGTCCCAAGCTCAATGATTCCTACCTGTAGGATGACTTTAAGTGAACACGATTACAGCCTGGTCTTAGATTTTTGCGGAGTAGAAAAGGAGGTTGTATAATGTTTAACGTATTAGTTCTAAATCCTTTGACCATGTCATATGATGTGGTCAAAGGTAACCTTCCAATAATACAAGCTGCCGAACTGAAAAAACAACTCCAGGATGACAATTACAAAAAGCAGCAGCTAAATCAAGAACCGCCAAAGGTCTTTGTAATTACTGAGCAAGAAGACCCCGACCAATACAAAATATTTAAGGAGGTCAATTAATGTGGCAACCATTAGAACAATTTCTTAAAAGGATACGCCATTTTCATTTGATCCCTAGATTTATGTACATGGGAACAGAAACTTCCGCCAATGGCTCAACAATACATTTATACAAGGACAAATTTACACGCTGTTATATAAATATTGACGAGGTTGGCAATCATTGGACGTATACGCCAAATGGATACAAAAACCAAAAACTGACGATAGAAACAATTAAAAATTATATAAAAGATTGGAGATGCTAAAATGAAATTAATTAATAAAAAATGCGCTAGATGTAACATAGCAATAAATCAAACCAATTGGGTGAGACTAGGTAGCGGCTATTTAATATGTATTAAATGCCACTACACAATGAATAGCTTTACAAAATGGACAAGGAGATAAAACAATGAACACATTTTTTAAAGAATTACACGACAAATTAATTAAAGACATGGAAGCCAAAATAAAGGAGCAGGAGGAGGAGCTTATTGAATTGCGTGCCTGGAAACAACGTATGATTGAGGATGACCCATATTATGAATTGCAGCAGCCGAAAGAGACTGTAAATCTTTTTGAGCAAGGCTTCCAGGATTGCGGAGATACAGGACATTGGGAATATATAGACTTTGATGATATAGATGGAGGTAATGGAACAGAAATATGGCATAACAAGCTAACAGGCAAATATTATGAGATAGAAGTAGAGCGGGTTAGACGTGCTGAGTGTGCCGCAGAGATAGAAGAAAGTGAGGTGATAAAATGAGTAGAGCTTTATTAAATCAATATATACCAGGAGGCGGATTTTTAATATGGGATCAAGACGAAAAACCGATAAAAGTTACCCTGGAGGAGCATCCAACATTTAAATGTGAACAGGATGCAATTGATGATGGATACTATAAATGCAAAAAGTGCAATGCAATAGGCGATGACGTGCATAGTTGTTGGAATTGTGATATTGAACTTTGTGTTGATTGCGATGAAAATGAGATGCCTGCAGGAGCGGATGACCATACCTATTGCACTCCCTGCGTAGGCAAGCTATTCACCGATAAAGATTATGACCCCGAGCTTTACGAGACTGACTTTGTCCTGTATTGGATAGATACAGGCGAGTTTGAATTTGAAAAACATAATTACCCATACATCTACAATGATTGGAGCAATTTTAGTGCATATAGAGATGAACAAGGTATAGTCTTGGATGATATTGATGTAAAAGATGCTTGGATACCCTGCACTGAACTTCCGCAAGATAAAAAGGAATTATTAATCAAAATGTTAAGGAGGGTATTGTAATGGATTGCCCTATTTGTGAAAGCACTAACACTGACATAGGTCGCACAATGTTTGATGATGGCTGCATTATCTATAAAATGGAGTGTGATGACTGCAACTCACGATGGAACGAGCATTACAATTTAACTTTAGATCACTACGAAATAATTGAGGATACCAGGGAAGGAGTTGAACAATGATATTCTTTACAACAGAGGAGGAGCTAGTTAAAAAACTAAGGGAGGAGGATACCTGCGAAGAAGAGCAGCATTGCTCTGACGAATGGATAGTGAACAACGCCTTTGAATTAGGATGGGTATCCAACTTTGAGAATTCATTAGATGGGTTCTTATACTTTGAAAATGATGAAGAGTCAGATGAATGGTTTAATAAACAGGAGCTAATATAATGTCAAAAGAAAAAACATTGAACTGGGAAACCAGGAAGAAGCAATTTAAGCAATTTGAGTCCGTAAGAAGAAGCGGCATGTACAATATGTTCGACCCACGAGCAAGAAGGTTAACAAATTTGAGTAGATCCCAATGGCAATTCTGCATGGACAATTACGATACATTGCACGAAGCAGCATATCCCGAAGAGTACGCACAAAATGAGGAGGAGCAATGAACATACTTAGACTAAAGGAATATGCTTTTACGCATGGCTCTACTTTAATTGTTATACTAGCTAAGAGCGAATTAAAAGCATGGGTAAAACTGCATCAAATAATGATAGAAGGTAATCCTGCAGAATGGAAAATATTAAAAGGAAAGAAAGGAAGTTTGTAGAAATGAAATTAGAACGTAAGAGCTATTGGATAAAGGCTCATAAATCCACGATGGATGTAATATATTTAAGAGCAAGACAACTTGGACTATCCCAAGAACAATTGATTGGTCATATACTTAAGGATTGGAGCAGTAAATCGACCGTTAATGACGAGAACTTCCAACGAATCAAGGATATGGTCGACTAACAAGTGAAAGGGGTACTAGGAGGGCGTTTCCATGCATGCCTGTACCCCTTTCGTTTTACCTATATATGCCTAACGCCAAACCAGGCATATCACTTTTTCATTAGGTAAATTTCTCGCATCAATCTTAATGCTGCATTTAATTGTTGCGGCGAACAAAAGATATAACCCTCCCTACGCTGCTCACGATCCATGACGATACTTTCAACACAACGCATCGAGTCCTTGACCCCAATCTTAGACTGAGCAATCGCAATTCGTTCAATACAAGCCCACCAAGTTTTATCGTTAGAGTAGTCAATAAAGAAATTATTGTCCTGGACTGCTCTTCTTGTATAGCCTTCGTTACTTCTATACTTGGTTCGTTTTCGTCGTAGACCATCATTTTTTCCACTCATCTTTCAACACCGTATTAAATATCGCACCATAATTAGTTATATCCAAAGCAGTATCCTTTAAACTTTCATTGTTAGGGCTTTGGTCTTTCTCCAATATATTCAATGCCCTTTGCACTTTATCATTTAAACGTATGCAGATACCTAAAAGAGCGAGTCTTTTGTTTCCATTCATAGCTATGTTACCTAAGCCATAATCCATTTGTTTCTCAGCAAATAATGTAAAACATTCATTAAAATGCTTCTTTATGCTCTTCATCAACGTAGGATATTCCTTCATCATAAAATCAGTTACGTCGAGTGAAGGTTCTTTGACAATTTTTGTCATGATCTATTCTTTCCTTTCCAATCTTTGGAAAATCGGGATATATATCTCCATAAACACTGTCATATACATCACCGCAAATTCCACACCAAACAAGATGCTTATCAGCTAAGCTCTTGTCATAATTAATACTTAGTTTACCGTCAGGTTTTACTTCCTGGACAACACTTTTATCTAGTTGGTCTAAGACCCATTGGATGCTATCTGCTTTGCTCCATTTTTCATGTCTTCTCGAAGATTCCATAGTTGTATTTCTATTGCTTGATACCTTTTCACTAATCTCTCCGTTGGTTTATTTACCAGGACATTGTCCATGATTTTCTTTTTATAGACTCCCCTTATGTAAATCAAATCAGCCTCTAATGATTCAAGTTTGTTTTTGCTTTTCTTCATTGCTCCTCTCTGATTGTATAAGCGTTAACTCCCTCCTTATCTCATCACCTTCATTTATATCCTGCTGCGATATAACACTAGGGTATTTGTAGCCATACTTCTCAAAGACTTGTAAAGACTTTAGCATGACATTTATTTTGCGGTCAGATACATTCCATTTATACATTATCAATCTCCTTTATTAATTTTTTAATACGCTCTCTCTCGAGTATTTCAAATTCTTTTTTCTTAACCTTTTTTCTGTATTGGTCTTTTACAAACATAATCTGATCTAAAGTAAAGTGCTGATTCATTAGCCAATTCGCTCTAAATGGATGTTGGTCTACCCATAAATGACATCCACTACACAAAGCCAGGCAATTATATTCATTCCATCTCGTGGGTACGTGACCCCTACCATAACCTAGATGACAACAATGCAGCTTTCTTTTTTGCTTACCATCCTTTTTATCAAACTTTTTGTTGCACTTTGGATTTTGGCAAGTCCAATTAGCTCGTTCCCTTATGTAGTCGCTAAACAATTGGTCAGTCCAGGAGCGTTTTATTTTTTGAGGAAAGCCGCTATAAAAATTTTTAGGCATTGTTATCTTGAATACTTTCTATTGTACTGTCTATTTGCTGCTGACATTTCTGTATTTGCATTTTAGTATCTTCATTATGCTCCATTTTCAGAGACAGCATAGTGTTCTGTAACCTTTTTAATTCCTTCTCTAAGTTCATTAGCTCCCATTGTTTGCGTAGAAGCTCCTCCTGGTCTTTTGATACTGTCATTTTTAGCCTCCATCCTGTATTGTTCGTTATATTTCTTTTGATTTATAGACACCACGATAGGATATGGATAGTCTTTTATAGGTTCAAACTGAACCTGGTTAAACTTTTCAAAATACCTGGGTACATATTTTGGTAGGTCGATCCCTGCTCTACACTTACAGGCATACACCTGGGTATTGTAACTGACTACACTCTTATCTCTTTTTGGACTGATTAAGTATGGTATATATCCTGTGCTGCAGCAATAATAACAATCCTCATAAACAACTTGTCTTACTTCATTCTTATACACACCAAGCGAATGAATGATAGCCCATAGCTGCTTGATTGTAGGAAACCTATCTTCTTCATCCCTGACATGAACAAATACTTTTTCTGCAGCCTCATCTCCAATTATCTTAAATATATTCATGTACTCATCGTACTGCAGGTTCATAGGTTTTCTATTATGAACTGCAAACATCCTATCTAATGTATTCTCCAGGCTCATTATCTATACTCCATATCTCTTACAGCGAAAGGAGAGTTATCTTTTACAGGATAGTAAGGATGGTCTTTATGCCAAGCCTTCTGCTTTAACCAATTATATAAACTATAATGAAACTTCTGCTGCTTCCAATCCTCCGCAGCTTTCAGCAGCCCTTCCTTTGTCGCCCCCTCCTTCAAACTTTTTCTTAACTGACCTTTCACCATACCCACTGTTTGAGTTCCTCTAGCAGGATATATCTTTACCAACTGCTTATATAAGTTTTTTAATGCTACTTCTCTTTCCTTGACAATCTCTTTTTCACCTTTAGTATGTTTATTTATTATCTCTTTATTATGGTATAAGAAAGTTTTTTCCAGTGGTTCTCCTCTATCATCCAGTGGAAAGTTTTGGTATTTACCAGTGGAAAGTTCCTTCAAGTTGCGAGTGGTTATAATTCGCTGCTTAACCTTGCCATCAGAGCCATGCTGAATGTCTACATTAATATATTCCAGGTCTTTTAATTTTGTAATATGACCACTTACACTTCTTGTTGACGTTCCGCATTGGTCAGCAAAGTATTCATTCCCCGCATAGCAAGGCTGATCGCTGCTTAGTGCTTGTATCATAGAGAAGATAACTTTTTGGTGGAGCGTAAGATTCTCATCGCATAGCACTTCTTTAGGTATCCATACACCTTCAAACGCTTTGGACTTCATGTACCTCTACCTCCCACTTAAATGCTGATTTCTTTTCTATCCAACTTTTACTCATAAGGTAGGCTCTTTTTTCAACGGTATCTCCATTGCCTATGAATCTCTTTTGATCTATACCTGAAGTCAATATCATGTCTTTTATAATCTCAGGTGAAATCCAATAATAATAGCGACCATCATTGAAGACCCAAAAATCTGCAGTGGTTGTAGTGATGCCGCTTGGTTTTCCGTAGTGGTATGTTTCTATAACAAAATTGCCTGTATGATTAGATTTCTTGTCAGTCTTTAATTCGACTTTCATATCTAATTCAGGTACATAAAAGTCAAATCTTTTAAAGCTGCCTTCTATCTTTACTGCGTGTTTATAATGTTTATTTAATAGTCTCAAAAATCTCGACTCCTCCGCTAAGCCGATAGCTAATTGTTCCTCAAAATCAGGCATTGTTCATTGAGGTCAAAACTGATTTCAAATGACTAACTGTGAAATTAAACTTCATTTAATCAATACATTTTAGTTGTGTCTTGACCTCAATCCTTGTCCATTATTATGAGTATTCTGCCTCTGCTAGTAATATTTTGTCAATACTACCTATTACTTTTAAGGATGCACCATCACGTTCTCTTATACACCATGCAGAAAAATATTTATCATCCATTACCTGTATAGCAACATTAATCTTATACCACTCATTATCTGCAAGAAGTATTCTATGTATATCATCACAATGCACTCCAAACACTTCATTGCTGTAACTATGTCTTTTCATACTCAACTTTCAAACACCAACATGGCTCAACATAGCCAGTCTCAAAATCATACGAGTGACCTTCACGACAAGCAGTACAGTCTTCGTCACGATATTCTTTAAATAAAGATATTTGTTCGTCGACGCTCATCGTTTCAGCCAACTCGCATAATTTATCATAGGTCATTAAAATGGTAAATCGTCGTTAGCTTGTTGATTATTAGACTGCCCTTTAGCCTGTGGCTCACTAATCTTCAAGCCCATCTTAGATTGACCGCTTTTAGTTTTACCTACCCACCCTGCAATATTCCACATTTTGCCGCCTATTTTAAAATTGCCAGTGTAGTCAGGTGAACTTTGATTACCTTTTTTGTCATTAGGAAATAAAGTTCCATTACCTTCTTTTACTTCGTATGCCATTTTACTTTGACTCCTTTAGTTGAAATTCTTCTCGTGGCTTAAACTTCTCTTTAAATACCCACTTACCTTCTTTGCCATACATATCTATTGCCAATCTTAATTGAGATTTCCAGGTGTCTTTTAAATCCCAACTAATTTTCTTCATTGTATAAGTAGGCTCTTTTCTGTATCCACTTTTAAGATAAAGCACGTACAGGTCTTTAATTTTATTTTTAGGAAACATAAAGTTGTGCAGCATACCATAAGCAACTAGCTGATAACCATGTTCGTCATGCGGCATACCTGTTTTTATATCCAGGATACTTGGTACACCACTAATCTCCCCTATCCAATCAACAGTACCTGCATATGGTACACGATTATCATAAAGCTGCAACTCTGTTTCGTATGTTTTAACATCATGATCATCATACCACTTGCAAAAGCTCTCAAGGTACAGTTGAACAGAAAGAAGGGTCGAATAAAATCCCCCACCTTCACGAATATCTGCATCGCTTAATATATTATTAATACGCTCCTTTGTGTGGGAGAGAGTCACACGCTGAAGATTAAACAGGTCTTCGCATAGAAGGTGAACAACTGTACCAAGATTAGCTTTATAATCCCTAATTGTATCAGAATGTCTACCATGTGTTTTTAACCAGGTGTGAAAACTCACTCCCTTGTTAAGTAATAAGCCCAGTATGGTAGTAACTGATAAAGCTAGATGTGGGTGCTTCGACTCGTCTTTCGGGTCTTTATATGCACGACCCAGTGGGGTAGTTTGACGAACGCAATTAGGATAATAGTTATTTAAATAATTAGACAACTCTTAACCCATGAATAAAGTCATGCAGGTCTTTATAACTTATTCGGTAACCACCATTAGGTAGCTTATGGGCATCGAGTTTCCGAGTGTGTATATAAGTCCGCACTGTCTTTGGTGTAGTCTTTAATATTTCTGCTACATCATTGACCTTATAAAATACTTCTTGTGTTTTTTGAGTGTCTTTGTGTACTTTAGCTACCATGTAAGCCTTTGATATGTTGTAAGAATATATAAAGGATATGCATATATAACAAGCTATTAATTAACTGTCAAATAGGAGGGAATTTTGGGTACAATATTTAAAAGAAAGAATAGTCCTAGTTGGTATTATGAACACAAAGGCTTGATTCCACGAAAATCATTGCACACAAAAGACAAGCATAGAGCTAAAATACTAATGGCAAAAGAAGAAAGTAAAATAGAGCAGTATTTAAATGGAGAAATTTCTTATTCTGAATTATCAGTTAAAGTAAAGAAGCAGCTATGTTTTAATAGTATATATGAAAAGTATATGCAGCTTGAAATCAAGCCAAAGGTTGCAGCAGTAGTAAAAGATAAAAGAAAATCTAAGTATAATTACTACAAAATTAAGTTAGATCATTTCATGCAGCACTGCGGCAGCTTAAAGATTCGTGGGTTTGACTATGAAGCAGCTAGTGAATACAAGTTATTACTATCAGAAGAAGTTGTGCAACATACTGGAAGGCTGCGTACACAAAAAACAGTTCATAACTATTTAGCAGAAGTAAAGCAGCTTGTTTCCTGGTGTATTAAAATGAAGTATGCTAGTTACAATCCATTGAAAGAAAAAGGTTTTATGCCATCAACGGAGGCTACAGCCCCAAGAAAAGCACTACCTCTAGCCTGGGTTGAGGATGCTATACAAAATGCTGAACGATATGAAGATAAAGTATATTGGACTATACTGCTTCATACAGGATGCAGAGCTAATGATGGCGGCAATCTAACACCTGAAGATATAGAGCTAGGTATCTTTCAGGAAAAAACAAAAAAATATCGCAAGTTAATGATAACACCGACTATACTTGAGTTTGGTGATATAATATATGGTATCTGCCCTACAAAGCACTTACAACGTAAGTCCAGGGAGCGGTTTCAAAAGTACATAGCCGATAAGCACGATGGATACCATACTGTTTTACACGAAATTCGACATACCACTTTCACATACCTGGTAAACAATGGCTTTGATAGAAGTCAAGTTGGAGAAATCTTAGGAACAATAAGTAGTGTAGGAACATATGCGGAAACAGATTTCAACAGAGCAGTTGATGTTATCTCAAGCAACTTTACTCGGTTCACTGCTTAATGCTCAATAAAGCTAAAGGTATAGCCATAGAGATCATTAGATTTTTATTGTTTCAGCTTTGGTTTTATTGGGCGACTTGCGGTTATTAAACAACTAACCCCCTAATTTCTTAGGGGGTTAAACAAAATAGAAATAATTATAAATTACTTCTCTTTCCTTAGTTAAAGTTACTAAACTAATTCGACGTGAACAAGGTCTTTAAACTTTTCCTTACCAGTATATTTACCTCTTACTCCAAACTTACCGTCACCATCCCAATCAAGTCCAAGTCTTATATTGATTCCTAATGCAGCAGCATATGCTTTAAATAAGCCTCCCATAAAATAGAACCTGGAATCATTATCCCAATCTACTGGGTATGGTGCTACGTCTACAGCTAAACCTTTTAAATGCTTTGAATTAAGTGTTTTAGATACACCCTTCTTTACATACTCTTTTTGTGTTTCTAATGTTCTAAAGCCTTCAATAACAGTTATGTCGAAATCTTTGCATACTGCATGGCAAAGTGTAATAAGCCTGGGGTCTACACCCTCAAGCCTGGATAGCGATCTTTTGCCTAGCTTAGCCATTAAAATGTTCTTGAATAAAGGGCTTTACTTCATCATGCCATATCTTGTCATCGTCTTTTGACTTAGATGTTTTAACAGCCCAATCACCTATCATCAAAAGCAATCCTTTCATGCCATGTTTTTTAACTAGCCTTTGTATTACTCTTTTAAGCATTTTTAGCCTTTCCTAAATTTGCACCTAGCAAGTTTATCATTTTCATAAGTTTATCAACCAACATATTGTCAGCTTCGTTTGGTGTAAGGGTAGCTAAGATACTAAAGCCGCCTACAATACTTGTAAGTGCGGATAGTATAGCAGCCCAATTCTCAATTAAATAATCCATAATTATCCTTTGCCATTCATTCGACCTTTGATGTAGGACAAGTCATCAGTAACGTCATTCATCTCAGACACGATCGCTTCTCTGTGACGCTGACTTGTTTCATCAGACTTATTCCATCTGTCAAGCATCTTCAAAACAATACTTTCGACATTACTCATTTTAGTTTCTAGTTTTGCATTTGCCTGGCGAATTTCATCTAGGTCTTCATTTTGTGATTTTTGTGATTGCATTAAGTTTAGTATCATATAACCAAACAACACTGCAACCAAACCTGCCATACCCATTTGCAGGTAGGCATCTATTAAATCCATTACTTCTTTTTCTTTTTCATCATCATTTCTTTTAGCTGCTTACTCATCTTCTCATACATTTTCTTTTTATCTTTACGCATACCAAAAGAATAACTGACATTTTTTTTCTTGCTGTACATATCTAATATTCCGATTATTTATATTTTTAAACTAAGGAAACGATCTTCTAATGTATTCCAAAACAGCAACGACTGAACTAAGAAAAACCCCAAAAGCCCTAGCCCAGGTCTTTGCTGTATTTATATCCTCTCTTAACTCACCAACCTCTGCTTCTAACATTTCCACTCTGTGAAAATCTGTTCTAAGCATATGTACTTCAACCCATATCTTGCTGCGGTATTCATCTAGATCATCAGGCACAGGTGGTATGTTGAGAGTAGAAGACATTATTTTTTCTTTTTAGTTTCTTTGGCTTGTTCTTCTTCTTGTATCATTGCCTGGGTAATTTCAATAGCTCCTTCAAGTTTGACCTTCATTGTATTGAAATTTGCTGCCTGTTCTGATACTTCCTTATATTGATTAGTCAAGCTCTCTAATCGTTCTTGTAGAGTCATTTAGAGGTTTCCTTTCGTTATTTAGGGGTTCTAAAAAAAATCTTAATGAGTCAGTGCGTTTTTGCAACTGATATAAATCTTCATAAATCTCTGCTTCAAGCTCATGTACGTCTTTTCCAAAATAGTATTCATCAGCACAAGCAGTGACCATGACAACAAGACAAATACCAGTAAGCATACCAAAATAAAACTTATTAATTCCTCTAATAGTCTTAGCAACATTCACAGTTACAACAATCACATTCTTTCATTATTTACCTATTATGCTTGTTTAGTCCAAGATACTTGAATAGTGAACGTACCTCCTGCGGAGTGCCACAACTCTATGTCTTTATTGTTAGTTCTCAATTCCATTGTACTATGGTTTTGAAAAACTCCGTGCATTGTATTGTGTCCTGTATGCTCTACAACGCCATGAACAGACCATTGAGTAGCTTGATAATCTGCTATGTAAGCATGTATTGTATAAAGACCTACAGCTAAATTTGTTAAACCAGTTAATTGTGTCCATGTTGTATTAGGCACTGATGTTGTATTTCTACCAGTTCTAAAATTTGGAGATTGCATAATACTGCCTGCTGTAACATTACCGTCACCATGCAAAGTTAGTGCTGTAGTTTGACTGCCTGCACCACTAGCGATCTTAAATCTCATATAAGATGAGTATGCACTTGCTCCATCAAAGTTATTATCTATTCTATTTATAAACCCTGTATCCCAATTAGCTCTATATTGTATACCTGTATTATTAGCAGTTATATCTTGCATTTGCCCACCTTTAAAAAGGAAAGCATTACTACTACTGCTATTAGCTCTTAAATAAACTTTTTCAGCACCACCTGAATAAAGTCTTAGTTCTCCACTTGTAGGGCTAGTGCTTTCTTCAAATATAGCTGCAGCAAGATTTGTATCCCCTGAATTGTAAAATCCAATACCGCTCGCAATAGCTCCTGCACTGCTAGATTTAACAGTAAATTTACATGGAGGGCTACCATGTCCCAATCCAAAATTACCACCTGTTAAATAAGAACTACCGTTTGTATGAAATCTTATTGTTTCACTACCGCCATTATTATTTGCAATAATTAAACTATGATTACTGCCATCATTTTTTAATTGTATAAGACCTAAACCACCTACTCTAATTCTTGCATTACCGCCATGAATATCTAGCTTATCTACAGCAGTACCGCCTATTCCTAGCATACCTGAAAATGTAGCTGATGTAGCTACAAGAGGAGAATAAAGCTCTACATTAGAATTACGAGCAATAAGCCTAGAGCTATCTCCTGTCCTAAGTTTAACTTCGTCAGTGCCAAATTCAATGTGGCAATCAGTGTCGCCAACGTGCTTTATGTATTGAGGTACTAATAAATCTCCACCTAGCGTTAACGAACTAAGTGTGCCTACTGAAGTAATAGCGGTTTGAGCTGCTCCTGTAACTGTTGCCGCACTTCCGCTAACATTACCAGTAACATTTCCTGTAACGTTACCTGTTAAATCTCCAGTAACATCACCAGTAAGGTCTCCTATAATGCCA